GCTGGACAACGGCTGGAAGCTGCGCTGGGCGGCGTTCACGGCGACCGCGGACGGCTATGCAGACGGTCTGTTTGTGAGTACCGCGGACGATAACGCCACCGTTACCAACGATCTGACCATTATGCACCCCATGGTGCAGATGGGCAACGCCCCCACTGCGTGGACGGCCAGCACCGGCGACTATCTGACCGCCAACGAAACCAAAACCGAGATCAAGCAGACGGTGAGCGAAATTAAGCTGACGGCCAGCACAAGCGGAACCAGCAGCACCATCAAGCTGACGGCAGGCGGAGCAGAGATCACCAGCGCACAGATCAACCTATCCGGCGTTGTGACATTTTCGGATTTGAGTACCTGGAACCAGGATAAGACAATCATCAACGGCGGCAACATTACCACCGGGCAGATTCACAATCTCAAATACTCCACCGTGTATGACCTGGACAACGCGTGGATACGTATGGGCACCGAGGCCGGTGAGCGCGTGTTTCTGGACAACCGGCACATCGCATGGTACGCCACCATCAACACCGGCAGCATCGGCCTGACCGGCGTGCTGTACTCTGAGGCTGGCAGCTCCTACATTGGGGCGTGCAGCAAGTACGCCAAGTACGGCTGGGTCAACGGACTCGACCCCACATCTTACGTTGGGATGCAGATCACCTACAACCGCAGCGATGACAGCGATGCCGATTTTAACACGACGCGCGTTGGCGTGAGCGGCAAGCTCAACGTGCACAACCTAGACGTTTGGGGCAGCAAATCCCGCGTGGTGCCTACCAGCTTTGGTGCACTGAAAATGGCTGCATTTGAGACGCCGGTGCCCACCTTTGCGGACTGGGGTAAGGGCCGGTGCAGCCCAGACGGCTGGTGCCTGATTGCCCTTGACCCACGCTATGCGGAGACCATCGCCCAATATGGGCAGCCCGCCTGGCTGCTGACGGATTGCGATGGAACCGGCCATCTGTGGGCCGAAAACTGCGGCCAGTACGCCATTGTACACGGCGCACCGAGACAGCAATTTGCGTGGCTCTGCATGGCCGCCCAGCGCGGCTATGAGGGCGGCTATGCCGACCGCAGTGACAGCAGCTATCCCGCTGGTACCCCGGCGGGCATTGAGCTGGCCGCCAGCGCTGCTGCCCGCGCCCAGGATGAAAGCACCACCGCCGCAGATGACCTGTTGGCTATGGAGACAGGCGCAGACGAGACCGCAGACATTCTTTTGGAGGAATCGGAGAGATTAACATGAAGAAATTATCTGGCGTGGCGGTCGTTACGACCGCCGAAGGCGAACGCGTGAGCTACACATACATGGAACTGGACGACAACGGCAACATCACCAGCCAGAACAACAGGGCCTCCTTCGTGGCTCTGGATGAGGATCTTCTGGCCGCTATCAAAACCTTGAAAGACGCTGTAAATGCGCGGCTGTGACACATAAGGGGGTGCAGACCATGACCGATACCAAACGCATTAAAGATTGCAAACGCAGGATTATTGCTGCCCTGAATGATGCCCAGATTCCCTATGCGGTATCTGAGCTGATTTTAGAGAACGTACTGTCTGCTGTACGTGAAAATATGGCTGCAGAGGAAATGGCAGCGGAGAACCAGCCGAACCAGGAGAAAAACGAATGAAACAGGGAACGCAATTCGTGCTGCCCGTGGAAATCGGGATGGATCTGGATGATGTGAGCCGGATCGAATTTGTGTTCAAGCAGAAGAGCTGCAAAGGCTTCCCGGCCATTAAATCCAACGTCTGGCCGGATGACTGCACCCGGCAGGAAGGACAGAACATCATCCTTATCCCCTGGACGCGGGAAGAAACGTACAAATTCCTGGGCGGCGAAGCATTGTACATGGACACCCGCATCACGTTGCGGGACAGCACTGACCAGCCGCAGACGGAGATTTTGACGCTCAAAATGAGCCCGACCTTATTCCAGGAGGTTGATGGTGCATGATCCAGGTGCGAGTGGCCCAACAGAGCGCCGTATCAGTGCGCATTGCCGGGGCGGCATCCGTGCGGGTGGACGTGACCGGCACCACAGTGGTGGGTGCGCCGGAGTACAGCGGGCCGTATGACATCACGCCGTTGTTCTCGGCGCAGGTTTTGCCCACCGCAAAGCGACTAATGCAGCAGGACCTAACAATCAAGAAGATACCTCAGTACGAGGTAGCCAACGATTCCAGTGGCTACACACTGATTATAGGAGAGGAGTACTACAATGCCCAATAAATATGTGAACAAGGTGGTTATCGGCAAGGAAACGAAGCTTGACCTTACCGCAGATACCGTAACCCCGGACAAGCTGGCCAAAGGTATCACGGCGCACGACAAGTCCGGCGCCCCTATTACCGGTACCAGCACGAAAGACGCGGATACCAGCGATGCCACCGCAGCTGTGGCGGAGGTTTTGAACGGGAAAACATTCTACGCGCGTGGCGCTAAAATGACCGGCACGATGCCCAACAACGGCGAAGTCAACGGTGAAATCAGCACCGTTTCTGGTAAATACACCATCCCCATGGGCTTTCACGATGGCGCGGGCGGAGTGACTATCGCAGCGACCGAACAGGCCAAGCTGGTGCCCGCAAATATCCGCGAGGGCGTTACGGTCCTGGGCGTGAAAGGCTCTATGAGCGGCAGCGAAGGTATGAAGCCGCAGGCCAAGAGCGTTACGCCGACCTTTGAGCAGCAGGTTGTGCTGCCCGACAAAGCGTATAACTGCCTGTCTCAAGTTACTGTGCAGGCGATCCCGGCCACATACGTTGATAATGCGGCTGGCGGCCAGACGTTGACGATCGGAGGCTGAGCATGGCCGTAAACAAGGTTGTTATCAATGATGCCGTTGTCCTCGACCTGACCGGCGATACGGTGCGGGCTGCCGACCTGCCGAAAGGGGTAATTGCCCACAGTGCCACAGGGGCCAAAGTCACCGGAACCACAAACTATGCCGGTTCCAGCAACGCAGGCGGCTCCGCAACGAGCGCCGAAAAACTAAATAACAGCCTGACTATCAAACTGAACGGAACCAGTCAGGGCGCATGGGACGGCAGCAGCGCAAAAACCATTGACATAACGGCAGCCAGCGTTGGCGCGACAAACGTTACGCTCAGAAGGTGGTGACAGTTGCATGGGTGTGTATTTAGGCAGCAATGCCGTTGATATGCAGGGCGGCTTTGTGAGTGGTGGCTCCAGCGGCGTAAAATTGCAGAGCAAAACAGTTACCCCAAGTGAGAATACCCAAACCGTAAATCCTGACAGCAGTTACGACGCTTTAAGTTCCGTCACGGTGGAAGCCATATCGAACACGTATATCGGTAGCAGCGTAACCAAAAAAAGCGCCGCCACTTATACGCCGGGAACTAGCAATCAAAGCATTGCATCCGGCCAGTATTTAAGTGGTGCCCAAACAATTAAAGGCGATAGCAATTTAATTGCGAGTAATATTAAAAAGGGTGTAACGATTTTTAATGTAACCGGCAGCTACAACGAGGCAACTGGCGGCCCAACACTACAGAGCAAAGCGGTCAGTCCCAGTGAAAGCACCCAGACGGTAAGCCCGGACAACGGATATGACGGACTGAGCAAAGTGACCGTGAATGCCATATCGAGTACTTATGTTGGCAGTGATGTAACCAAAAAAAGCGCAGCAACTTACACCCCGAAGACAACCGATCAGAGCATTGCATCTGGGCAATACCTGAGCGGGACACAGACAATCAAGGGCGATGCAAACCTGGTGGCCGGGAACATTAAGAGCGGTGTGAACATTTTTGGTGTGACAGGAACTTATGCCGGCGGCGGGAGTTCCGGCGGCAATGGCAATAACAATGTGGAGGCTTATGCCATTACGGACACCAACCCCAGCGTGAGTTTTAAGACCGCCAGCGGAACCATTAAGATTTGGGGCTATGGCACCATAACCAGTTCCGGCGGCTGGGGCGGGCAGACTACGAGCCTGGTCGCGTTTGAGGGCGACAAGTACCACAAGAGCGCCATATACGGCGGCCCAAGCAGCACTAATCTGAGCCTAAGCATCAGCAACGGAAAACTGACTGGGCTGCCGAGTGGACTATCCGCAATCAGCGCGATTGTAACGAGAGGTATATGATTATGGCCACTGACACAAAGCTGGACAGCCTGGTGATCAACTACCTGACGCAAGCCCAGTATGATAATGCTAAGAGTGAAGGAACGCTGAACAGCAACCAGATCTATATGACACCGGCCTCCTCCGGTACCCATACGCTGCCTGCCGCTACCAGTTCAACCCTGGGTGGCGTAAAGATTGGCAGCAATATTACAGTGAACAGCGGCACGATCAGCATTAGTAAGACTAACGTGACAAATGCACTGGGTTATACGCCACCGACTACTGATACCAAGTACACACTGCCAACCGCAAGTGCTTGGACTTTGGGTGGTGTAAAAATCGGGAGTAACATTACGGAGAATTCCGGCACGATTAGTTTGACAAAGGCGAACGTGACAAGTGCTTTGGGATACACACCGCCGACAACAGATACTAAGTACACACTGCCGACAGGTAATGCTTCGACTTTGGGCGGTGTGAAATTGAGTGATTCGACCAGTTCAACAAGTTCGACCAATGGTGGTGTTGCGGCAACGCCGGCGGCGGTGAAGGCGGCCATCGCGGAAGCAAAACTTGCAGCCTGGCCGATTGGCAGTATTTACATGACCGTAAGCAATACAAGCCCAGAGTCTTTATTTGGCGGTACCTGGGAAAGAATTTCTGAACGCTTTTTGCTTGGTGCTTCTGGTAGTTTTCCCGCAGGTGCTACTGGGGGTGAATCCGCCCATACGCTTACACAAAGCGAGCTACCGAATTATTCGTTGTCTGTAACCAACGGAAGCAACGTAATACGCTCCAAAACCGGAAGCTCTGCGGATGCGTATGTTCAAACGCAATCAGGAGGCTGGGGTATTCCGAACTGGGAATCCAAAACCGTAACAGTCGCCTCCGGCGGTTCCGGGAAAGCTCACAACAACATGCCGCCCTATCTGGCGGTTTATATGTGGAAGAGGACAAAATAAGGACAACAAATCATGAGACTTTCAAACGAAGACGTTCTGCTTCACTGGCCCCTGGCCCAGCACATCATCACCGCGGGCTGGCTCTACAATGATGGCAGCCTGCACCGGGCGCTGGATTTCCGCGCGGCGGTAGGCACGCCGGTATACGCCGCAGAGGGTGGCACGGTGGAGACGGCCTACCGCTGGAACGGCAAGCGCACCCAGGGGGACATCAACAGCTATGGCAACATGGTCAAGCTGCGCCACACGACCTACAAGTACGGAACCCTCGAAACCCTGTATGCCCATCTGAGCAAACTCTGCGTGACCCAGGGCCAACAGGTGCAGGAGGGGCAGCTGATCGGCTACAGCGGCGATACCGGCAACTGCTATGGAGCACACCTGCATTTTGAAGTGCGCTGGAAAGGCCAGCGTACCAACCCGCTGAACTGGCTGGATGCTGATTTCAGCATGGCCAGCAGTGCGGTAAAATTGGGCAGCTATAGCAGCGTAAAAAACAACACAAAGGAAGTGAAGCGTATGTATTACGCAATCGACGTAAGCAAGCACCAGGGCAGATTTGACTGGCAGGCAGCCTACAGCAAGGGCATCCGCCATGCTATGCTGCGCGCCGGGTATGGCCGTTACAGCAGCCAGAAAGACCCCCAGTTTGAGCGCAACGCAGCGGAGTGTGCCCGTCTGGGCATCCAGTATGGCGTGTACTGGTACAGCTACGCCAGCACCCCGGCGGAAGCCCGGCAAGAAGCCCGCTGCTGCCTGGCCGCGATCAAGGGCAAGCACCTGTGCCTGCCGGTGGCGTATGACATTGAGTATGAGCCGTG